ATGGTAGATTGGGTATTGCTTTCGTTGCGGAAAAATACAACAGTCGTTGCTTCTTCTGCGCCTTCTTTCAAGTAGCCCATTGCTACTGGTGCTTCACCAAAATCTACTGCAAGAACATTCATTAGGAACTCAAATGAATCAGCGCAGAATAACTGCATACGTACCATTACTGGTTTGATCCCCGCCGGGGGTGTTTGAGCCATCAATGGAGATGCAATCAACGCGAGTGCTAGTGCTAGTGTTTTCATATTTAATGTCCGGTTTGATGTCCAGTTAAATGCCATATTTATGCGCTAATATCCAGTTTAACTGTTATCAATGTCCGGTTTAATGTCCGGTTCCCGCGCTATTTAAATTGTCATTCGTTCTCGCAGTAACCTGCAACCCAATATGTAGGCTGAACATAAGGGAAAATGCCAAACGGAAACGATCTTGGTTGCTTTTCGTAGAACTTTTTAGAGCTCGTCATCTGATAGGCAACGCGCCTAGGCTTGTATGTTTTTCTTCCTACTCTTCTCGTTCTTGCCATTAGTACGCTGCCTCTGCTTCTGGCTCCAATTGCCTGTAAGACCTTATAATTGGAGGTGTAGCATCTATATCATATATTCTAGATAAAGCATCTAAAAAGTCTGGATGAATTGTCGGAAAAAGATTATACTCGTTATCCTTTACCCATTTGGTAAGATTATAAGCCTTACCGTTTTCATCTTTGCACATAATCTTTTTGGACAAAAGAAACTCTTGTTTTCTATCCATATGCTCCATCTGTAAAGATGTTAACATTTTTTTGTCTGTTGGATAAGGCCAAAAGAAAGAACCGTCTTTTAAATCTGGTTCTAGTCTTTGTATCCTATCCCTCTTGGATTGAGACCCTCCTCCACCAACCCAGTTCAATTCATATATTGGGAAGTTACTTCCTTCTATACGCATCATCTCTTGGAAATGTTCGATATCGCTTTGAGCGCCGTATCTTTCGTAACCAACCTTTACTTCCCTAATTCCAGGAGCTCTCTTCCATTTTGATCTTAGCTTTTTAAGAAAGTCCCATCTTTCAGAAAGACTGAGCCTATGACAAACCCCATCAAGCAAAAACTTATTATAGTTAGCATCAACGCCAACTACACACATAGCGGTTCTGTTTGACTCTTTCTTTTTAGAGCTGGCAGGGTCGACCATAATATACACATTCATTGTGTAAGGCCTAACCTCCCATTCCCTCCACCATTCATCTTTGAATGCTACATCGCTACCAGCAATTGGATTTAATAACTGCTGACAAGCTACTGTATATGTGGAAGTTGTTTTTTTAATTTCTTCCCAGCGCTCCTCATCAAGGAATACTGGTATGCCATCCATCTGGCCATTATGAGTAGCGGTGTGTATCCTGGGCTTTACCGCCGCTCTTTGTAAAATCGTTCCGTATGTATCACCATAAGAGTACCTGGTTCCAGCATACTGATACCTAGGGTTATGTGTGGAACCAAGGTTTAGGGATAGCTCCCATTGTGTTGTTGTCTTTGCGATCTGTTCTGGAGTAGAAACACTCTCCTGAACGACTACGTCATCATACACAATAAGACTAAAGTGCCTACCTGTAGGCTGGCCATCTACCAACCCATGAGCTTCAACTGTCTGCTCTTTTGGATTAGACTTTCTTTTTACGCATAAGCCTTCGTTCTCAGCCCACTTAGGAGCATATTGCTTTGGCTTCTCGTATAGTATGTCAGGATACAACCCTTGAAGTTTCTCGTTTGATTCAAGCTCCTGCATTATCTGCCTAAGAAAAGGTTTAGCCTGCTTAGCAGAATAAGATAAGATACCTATCGTTATTTCTGGATTACATAGTATTTCTTGTACGCAACCAAGAAAAGTTATTATAGTACTTTTATAGTGAAAACGCGCCCATAAATCGAGCCGCCTATCCCGCTCACTTTCGACATCACGGCATCTTTCATACACCCACGGATGTAGCATGTCGTGACGGTTGCATAGAAAAACGCCAAGATAATACCTGTCAAGCTGCCCAAGAGTACGAATAAAGGCGTCATCAAGATTAGGGTCAAGGTGACACTCAGCATATGCAGCAACCACTTGATCGTATTCAGCAGTTTGCGCCCAACTAGCAAGAGCAATTGCTGCTTCTGCATTTTTGGTGTCTGCATATACATCATTAGCTATCTCAGGTATCACTTTTTCTTGTATCCAGACGCATGAGCTGCGGCTGCTTGCTTTTCAGCTTGAGCACGAGTGGGGTAACATTTTCCTTTGTCACCCCACTTGTATCCTTTTTTGCCGCTCTTTAGATTACACCTCTTTATCGGCATCTTTTTTTACGTCAGGCCCTTTCAGCTCGTCAGAGAACCCGCCATCCTCGACAACTTTGAACAGGATGGAACCATCCTCTTGGAGCTCTGTCCTATACTTCGTAGGGGTAAGCTTCCATACCGTGAATTGTTCACCATTAGTTGGAATCGAGCTAAGCGTCGACTCCATCCTGTCCATTGCTGATTCGACCATTGCAAGTGGGGTGCGGTGACCCGTCATACCCATCATGCGTTCAAACATGCGGTCCATAGCTCGTAATTGATTTGTTACCATTTTTTTCTCCATTGTTACACCGTTTGTACACCAAAATGATTAGTTAACCCGCGCTCCTGGGTTATCAATTTTATACCTAGTATTACCAATTCTTAGGTATATAGGCCCTTGGTATTGAGCGCCAGGCCTTGAAAATCTATAAGTAAACCTTCTTCCGTTTGTCCTTCCCATGTTTCTACCTGTATCAAGGACATCTCCAGCTTCGTTCTCAATGGAAACATTAGCAAAATCAAAACCTGGTGGAGTAAGGATAACTAAGTTATTATCTTTTTCAGACTGCGGCTTCCATACAATACCTGTCTGTTTAAACCCATCCATCTGAGTTTGAATTACATCATTAGCAAATGTTCCAGCACCACTTTGATCAGTAACATCTTCAGAAGAGTTCGTTTGATTCCACAAATTACGAACCCATTCCAGCTCTTCTGGTCTATCAAGATAGTATTTAATTTGCCTATTAGACAGGCCAACCGTCCAAGGCTCTGCCTCATTAAGTAACTGTTTTAAATGGCTCGGCATTGGCTCCGGTCTGTTAACACTAGTTTCTATTTCGTTTACTAGGTCTCCCCAATCACGATCATCTATATGCCCTCTATCTATTAAGGCCTGTTGTAATTTTGGCCCCCACAAACCAAAGCCGAAAGGAGCCATTGCTAGAAAGGCTTTTCCAAAAGGAGTCGTTCCATGCAGAGCTACATATGCTTTACTATACCTATCTGTTTGTTTTACTTGGTTTATTAGGCTTTTCAAGTTATTCAATTCATTCTGCTCTTTACGAGTTCTATTCTCTATAGCTTCAAGCTCTTTTACCCTGGTTTCTTGATTTTCAACTTCTTGTAGAAAAGCTTGTTTTGACTGGTAATCTGCAAGGTTATGCTGTGCTACTTTACCTGGATTCCTCGCTCCTCTAGCTCTTGTGCCTAAAGAGGCAGAACGTTCTGCTGCTTGAGCCGCTGCAAGGCCCTCTTCAGTTCCTTGAGGATCATCTAGGGATACTGGATCAGTATTAGTTTCATCATTGAATTGGCTTTCGTCTAACGTCCAACCTTTATTATCTATTACATCAGGGTCCTCAATGTCGTATGGATTTTGTGGATCAAACTCAGTGGGGACTGCTTGGGTCGCAGGTGTTGCGAAGTTAGTTTTGTTTTGAAGAGCATCAATTTCATCCATCATTGCTTGACGCTCTTGTTGTGCTTTTGCTTCTCTCTGAGTCTTGTCTCTGGCTTCTACCGCAGCGGCTATAGCATCATGATCAGCCTGCGCTGTATCTCTTACGTCTTGATCTACATATCCAACCATAGCCCTAGCGATAGCTTCCTTAAAGGCCTCAATTGACGTATCTTCCGAGCTTCCCGATTGACCCGAAACAGCTGGCCCTGGGCCTCCAAATGCCCCCGCGCCTAAGCCTCCTCCTGGCGCGTCAGGACTGGAATCAGCGCCGCCACCTGGACTACTTGCTCCGCCCCATGCCATATCAATACCCCTTAGAAGGCTTCTTCATAACCTTCTTGCCAGATTTCTTGGCGTATTGCTTGGCTTTCTTCATTCCAGATTTGGTATATGCGAATTTCTTTGTTCCGACTTTAGGCATATTAATTCAGAAGCTCAGGCTTCTCCTCCATACTTTCCTGCAGTTTATCAATTATAGACTCGACATCTACGGCCTTCTTGACCTCAACTGTAGTTTTCTTAGTTTCAGTTTTGTCCACTTCCTGTTTGGAATAGGTGGAACGATAGTTAAATTTGTTGACCATCATAAATGCATAGAGCGAGGTATTAAAAGACTTATTCTCCAGATTATCTCTACCGACCTGAATCCAGTGGGCTTCAGATGCCTGAATACCCAGCTCAACAGTACGCTGGAAATCACTCTTGCGCTCATCCTTGAGCCAGCGGTAGAACGTAGCTTTATGAATGCCCAGGAACCTGCATACCTCAATTACGGTTGAGCCAGCCCCAAACATTTCAATTACTTTTTTCTTGTTGGCCGTAGTCCATACACTTTTGTGCACTTCCTGACCATGTCTGCGTTTAACTGGATTTGCTGCCATTATCGCCTGCTAGACCTTGTACGTCGCTTTCCTTTTGGGGGATGACCGTCTTGTGTTTCCCCCAGTTGACGGAGGTTTCGCTTTATTTGGCGGAGGCGGCTTACCTTTTCCTGAAGAAACCCTACCAGAACCTTTACATTTGGGGCACATTTTAGTACCTGGCTTACGCCCGTCACTTGCTCCGAGACTCGGGCCTGTAGAGCCACCTGGACCCTTTCCTTTTCCTTTGCCTGGACCGGAAGGTCCTGGTCCGTAGCCTTTAGCCATATTCATTCTCCATAGGTGTAAGGTGGGGCCGTGCCAGCAAAAGGGAGAAGGGACCCTCTATCGAGGGGAGAGATGGTGCCGACACGCGCCCCGAATCTATACTTATATTATACCATATTGGGGGGTTCTCGTGTCTCAATTTTTAAATAGATCAATCATTTAGCATATATTTTAGCATTCTTGCACAATATTTTGCTAAATGGAACTAGATAAAGAAACAGATATATTAATATTATATAGAAGTATTAA